CGGAAACAGAACAGATGACTTTTACACAATACATAGACTTACACAACACGAGCAAAGATGGATATATACAGAACTTCATTGTAAGAAAATAAAAGACCACGATACAGGAACTAAACCTACAGGATTTGACAGTCCACTTGTTTTAGAAAGCATTGTAAATAATGTAGGATACAAATTAGAAAATCAAACGACTACTAAAAAATCTATAATAGAACAATTAAACTTTCCATTTTGAAAACACCAGTTGAAAAGGCTTATGACAGACACGATAAATGGATAGAGATTGTCAGGTCTTTTGGGGGTTTAAGAGAAACAGAAATAGAAGACATTGTATCAGAGCTGTACATACTACTTATAAAAAACACACAAAAGGGTGTAGACTTTTCGTACAACGATGATATAAATTACTATTATTGTTATAGAATACTTAGAGGATTGTACGTTGACCTTATAAGAAAAAAAATAAAAGTTACATTTGTTACTTTGGAAAATATAAAGATCACAGAAGAAAGTACAGTAAATTATGAAGAAGTATTTGAGAAAATACAACTTGCGTTAAAACAAATCTATTGGTATGATCGTAAGGTGTACGAGATTGTAGACGATGGGGTTTCTGTAAGTGAGCTGTCAAGAAAATCACAAATAAGTTATTACAGTCTTTACAATACTTTGAAACGAGTAAAAACAAAATTAAAAGAATTGATATGAGACTAGGAGACATAGTAGAAAAAATAATAAATATAATTACGTTTGGAAAAGGAAAACAAATAGCTACTTGGATTGCTAATAGATTAGGATATGATGACTGTGGATGCGATGATAGAAAAAAATACTTAAACAATATATCACGAAATGGAAAATCTAAGTAAAGAAGATTATAAACAATGGACTGAGTTTAAGTCTGTAAAAAGTAGTACTATAGATACAAGCGAACAAAAACTTATTGCAAATCTACATAGTAAGCTTTTTAATCATAAGTATTATGTCCCTTGCTCTTGCTCACCTAAAATTTGGAATACTTGGATAAGTGATATAAATACTATATACGACAATGAAAATACAGACAGTACATAAGTTTGAACAAACAGTTGTAAGTTTCCTAAATGAGTTTGAAGGATGGGAACTTGAATGGTGTGGAGGAGAATACGAACACTATGACTGCAAAGGCAAAACAAGAAAAGGACACGAATGTGTTATTGAAATGAAGTTTAGAAAAAAATACTACAAAGAGAAAATGTTAGAGAAATACAAATACGATAAACTTATGGAGATGGATTCTGAAATAGTAAAGCTATATTTTGTGTCAGACCCACAAGGAACTTATTTGTATTGGTTGAACTATTTAGAGATGCCAGTCATACAAGAAATGTATTGTCCAGAAACTTCTTTGTGGTCTAACAAGAAAGTAAAAAAACAAGTTTACCTTCTTACAGAAGATATGGCTAGTATTGTATATAAAGAATAATTATAATTTGTTAATAATTATTTGTATGTTTGCAAAAGACAAAACAATATTGCAATCCTTATGAATGTAAAAGAGAAACAAAAATATGATCTTTATTTAGACTATATAGGAAACGCATTGACAAATGCTTATGAAAAAGCAAATCCTGATAGACAAAAAGAGATTGCAAACTATATGAAATGTATAAACAATATGGATTCTTATACAAGAAACCTTGAAATAAAATTAATGTTAAATGATACAAAAAAAGATTCAACTTTTAGACGGAAACGTTTACGACACGAAAGACCTTTTGAAAAGAATGGTTGATGATAATTTCTACTATGGGGAGCTAAACAAATTAGCTCTTAGTAGTTCATCTTTAAAACTTTTATTGTCAAGTCCAAAAACATATAAGTATGTTACAAAGTATGGAAGTCCAGAAACACAACCATTAAGAGATGGAAGACTTGTACATCTAAGTATATTAGAACCTAAAAAGTTTGAAGCATTGAACTTTGTAAATGTTACAAGTAAAAACTCAAAAGCATATAAAGAAGCAAAACTAAAATACGGAGAAGTATATACAAGGTTAGAAAAAGAAAACGCAGAGAAGATAGCAGATGCGTTTTTAAAAAACGAACACGCATTAAAAACAATAAGCAATTGTGCATTTGAAATACCTGCAATAGGAATAGTACAAGGCTATCCGTTTAGAGGTAAAGCAGATGTACTCACAAATGGAGGTCATTCAATCGTTGACATAAAAACATCAACAGACATAAAAGGCTTTCCGTATGCTGCAAAAAAATTTTCTTACGATGTACAATGTTATTTGTATTGTAAACTATTCGATGTATCACACGAACAATTTAAGTTTGTAGTAATAGATAAAGGTTCACTTGATATTGCGATATGGAAATGCAGTAAAGAGTTCTACGAGGAGGGTAAAAGAAAAACAAAAGAAGCAATAAACATCTTTGAAAGATTTTTCATTGAAGGACAAGACATAGATAATTATATAATAGAAGGAATATTATGATTAAAATTAAAAAAGAATTTAAAAGTTTAATACCAGATTTAACTAAAGAAGAATATAAACAATTAGAACAAAACTGTTTAGATGAAGGTATAAGAGAAAAAATACTTATTTGGAATGGTTTTATTATTGATGGGCATAACAGATATGAGATTTCTTTAAAGTGGAATTTAGAAATACAAACAGAAACAAAACATTTTAAAGATGAAGAAGCTGTAAAGGAATGGATGATCCTTAACCAATTTGGTAGAAGAAATTTAAGCAACTATCAAAGAAGTGTTTTAGCATTACAACTTGAAGAAGTGTTTAGTAAGAAGGCAAAAGAAAATTTAAAAGTTTATAGTGGTAATCAATACGAAAGTGGAGGTTTGCCAACATTGGCAAAGGTGCAAACAGTAGATACAAGACAAGAACTTTCAAAATTAGCTAACGTATCACACGGAACTTTAGATAAAGTAAAAAAAATACAAGCAAAAGCAAGTGAAGAAGTAAAAGCAAAACTATCTACTGGCGAAGTAAGTATTAATGCAGCTTATCAAGATATCAAGAAAGAAGAAAAAAAGGAAGAAAGAATAGAGATTATACAAAAACAAATAGAACAAATAGAAAAAGGAGATTTACCTGAATTAAAAGGTTTGTTTGAAGTTGTTTCAGTTGACCCTCCTTGGAATTATGAAGGTAAAACAAATAAAATTACTTCATTTGACTCTATTGGAAGAAGGTCTGCTAATCCATATCCTGAAATGTCAACTAATGATATTAAAAAAATAAAATTACCTTTAATGGACAATGCAGTTGTTTTATTGTGGACTACACATAAGTTTTTGCCCGATGCTTTTGATATATTAAAAGAATGGAATTTAGATTATAAAGCAACTCTTGTGTGGAATAAAAAAAAAATGGGTATGGGTGCTTGGTTTAGAATGCAATGTGAATTTTGTTTAGTTGCTGTTAAAGGAAAACCCTACTGGGAAAATACTAAATATAGAGATATATTTGAAGAAACAAGAAGACAACACAGTAGAAAACCAGATTCTTTTTTTAATATGATTAATAACATAACTTTAGGAAGAAAACTGGATTATTTTAGTAGAGAAAGCAGAAATGGATGGGAAGTTTTTGGTAATGATATTAATAAGTTTAAGTGAGTTGGAGAGATAAAAAAGAAGTTAAAAAAGGAAACATAGGAGAATTAATTCTTAAACAATATCTTGAAAGCAAGGGTTATATAGTTTATGAACCAGTTACTAAAGGTTCACATTCATTTGATAAAATAGCTGTAAGAGAAAAAGAGAATATGGTTATTGTTGAAGTAAAAACAAAGGCAAGAATGAATAAATTTAATGCAACTGGATTTGATATAAAAAGCTATAAATATTATAAATGTATAAAAGAAAAATACAACATACCTTTGTATTGTTTTTTTGTGGATGAGTGTTTAGGTAAAATATATGGAAATAAGTTAAGCTCATTAGAAAAAAAATATATTGATAGCAAAAAAATTATATATCCAAATACAAAAATAGTAAAGAATATAATTTTATTTTCTTTAGACAC